GGGACTCTCGGCTGAAGGGCGTAATTGCCGGCCGAAGGATCCGTTATAGATTCGGGGGGTGGCGGCGACAGAAGAAACCCCGGCCGATCGGCATCGCCGATTGAGCCTCGAGCACTACTACCGCAATCGCGAGAAGCGCATGGCGCGGATGCGGGAATATGCCGCCGAGCATCGCGAGGAATTAAACCGCCAGGGTCGGGAGTGGCATCACGCCCACCGCGAGGAGCAGAACGCCCGCCGGCGCCAGTGGCACCAGGACCATCGCGACGAAGTCCTTCCGAAGTTTCGGCAGTATCACGCCGATCATCGCGAGGAAGACAATCGCAAGAACCGCGCATGGCATCAGGCCAATCGCGAGCAACAGAACGCCAAGCGGCTGGCGCATCACTACGCCCACCAGGAACATGCAAATGAGAAGCGGAAAATGAATCTTCAGAAAGCACGGCTACAAGTTCCCTGGAAAGCGTTGGTCAAAACCGCCGAGGAAAGAGCCCAGCGAAAGGGCGTTGTCTTCGAACTGACCGAGGCTTGGGCGATTGCACGGTGGACCGGATTCTGCGAGGTCACCGGCCTGCCCTTCCGTCTCGGCCAGCGCACCCGGGGTCCGAAGTTCTGGTCGCCCAGCATCGACCGCATCGAGCCAGCCCTCGGATACACCGAAGCCAACTGCCGTTTCGTCCTCTGGTGCGTCAACTCGTTCAAGACCACTGGGACTGACTCCGAGATGCTCGAGGTGGCGACGGCGATTGTAAAAAACCTAGTAATTTCAAAGGCCTAGAAGGCGCCTCCGGTTATCCCTTGAATCTGCATTCCGCTGACGGGCTTGGTGCAAACCACGTTCATCGCCACGATCAGCACCCCGATATTGGCGATCTGCAGATTCGGGATCGAGCTGTAGAAGCCGGAGAAGGCGAAGGGCGCGTCCTCGGAGAGATAGAGGGCGAGGTACTTGGTGTTGAAGAAGTAGGCCGTGCCCTTGGCCATGAAGGGATCGGGGAAGATGGGGGTATCCCCCAGGCGCAAGCCGGTGAAGCCGGCGTTGGTGACGTTGTCGCTGTCGAACTTGGCATTCGGGCCGGTGACGATGCGCTCGGCGGCGATGAAATCCTGCATCAGCGCGGTCCAGTCCGAGAAGCTCATGAGGCCGAAGTCGGGGGCCTCGCCGCCGGCCAGGTAAGTGAGCTGGCCGAGGTATTTGATGTAGGCGGTGCGGGTCAGGACGCCGGCGGCACCGGTGACGAGGTTAGATTTCCAGAAGGTGTTGGCGGTGCGTGAGATGTTGCCGTAGGTCGCGACGTTGGTGCCGTCGTCATAGGCTTCCGGCAGGCCGTTGATCTGGGTTTGCCCGGCGACTGCGCTATTGTTGGTGTAGAGGGCGGTCGAGATCGATTGCAAGGCGACGGTCTTGGCGTCGGCCATGCGCGCCTTGAGCAGCGGGATCACCACCTCCGAGCTTTGGATCAGGGCCTCCATGCCCATGAAGGGGATCGGCACGACGCCAAGCTTGAGGTTGAACTCGGCATTTTGCGCCGCCGTCAGCACCTGGGGTTGGGGGAAGACCCCGGAATAGTCGGACCAGGAGAAGGCGACATAGCTCGAGCCCTGCACCGGGACGGTGATCTGGGAGACCCCGCCGCGGGCGCGCTGGGCATGGCGCAGCAGGAGGGAGAACATCGGGGTCGCCTTATAGAGCTGGACGACCAGTTTTGGGATGAATCCCCTACGGGTGACCGCGACGAGCTCGGCGCCGGCGGCGCCGCCCGGGACAATGCCAACACCAGTGACGGGCACTTTCTTCTCCTATGATCACGCGCCCGCCAGCGCTGGGGTTTTGTCCCTTACGGGCCTATCGGCCCTGGGCCGCTTCGTTCCAGATTTTCGCCAGGTACTTGTCGTAGTCGGGGCCGTCCGACCAGATGGCCTTGCTGTCCTCGTTATCCTGGGCGTCGAAGCCCCACGAGCTCGGCTGCATGCCCGACGGCAGCGAGGGTGCGGCCGGCTCGCGGCCCTTCCAGGCGAACCAGGCATCTTCCGGGTCGGCGATGCGGCGCTCGACCATGAACTTCTTGATCGTCTCGAGCCCGTCGTCGGTCACGCCATAGAGCTCCTTGAGGCGGGCGAACTTCTTGGCGAACTCGGCGTCGATCTTGTCGTTGTCGAGGCCCTCGAGCTTCTTGTCGATCGCCTCCAGGCGCTTCAGCAGCGGGTCGACATGCGGCTTGGCCCGCTCGCTATCGGTGACATAGTTCGGGTTGACGTGCTTCTTGAAGACGGGCTCGAAGTCCGCTTTCGCCTCCGGGCTCATCATCTTTTCGAAGATGCCCTGGAGGATCTTGTAGTTCTCGTTGGTCGTGACGTCGATGGCGATCTGGTTGGGGGCGAGCTCGGCCATTTATGGACTCCGGGGGCTCTAGCCCTGGCTCTTGACATGCTGCAGGGTCATCTCGTTCGCGAGGTTCTTCGGCAGGGCCGAGTTGCGGCTGCCGAACTCGGTATGATCCATCGGGACTTTGATGATCTGCGGGTCGGTATCGATGACGCGGTTCATGTTCGGGCCGGGGAAATTCGGATTCGGCATTTCATCTCTCCTACATCATGCCAGGCGGGGGTGCGGGAAGCCCGGGCGGTGACGTGCCGCCTGCCGGGCCACCGCCCTGGGGGCTTCCGCCCATCCCGGCCGCGAGGCGGTCGAGGCCGGGGTTCTTCTGCTTGTCCTGGACGAACTGGCGCAGCGCGTTTTCGTCGATGGCTTGCGTCGCCGGGCCGCCGGGGAATTTCGCCCTGAGCTTGTCGAGGGCCTCGGTGACGACGCGCTTCTGTTCGTCGGGCAGATCGAGGACGGATTCAGAGAGCAGGTCGAGGGCCTGCCTGACCTTGGCGCCGGCGGCGACCGCGTTGCCGGGGTTGCCGGTGGCCTGCGTGGCAGGCTGGCTTCCCATCGGCGGGATTCCGGTGACAGAGGGAGGCAGGCCATCAACCATAGGTGCTGTCGTCTACTTCCGACGACCGCGCCGACGACCACGGCGGCGACGACGTGCCATGCTGGCCTCCACCAGTAGTGACGGGGCCCCCAATGGGCCCTGTCGGGTTTAGGTGGCAGTCAGCGCTTTTTGCCGCCACGCGCCGAGAGAAGCTCTGGATGCTGCTGCACCATCTCTGCTTGCTTCTCGGCCCGCGCTTTTGCCTTGCGCAATAAAATATCGAGGTGCGGGGGGTTGGTCAACATGAGCAGGTCTTCGTTATCGATGGCGCCGGCTTCGTGGAGGGCAAAGGCGAGTTCGCGGGCGTCCTCGGAGAAGGCGGGCGATGCGGTGTGGGCGTCGATCCGGACGCTGAATCCGGCGGGCAACTGCTTCAGGGTATAACGACCCTGCGCGGTCATCGACTCGATGACGTCGGGGATCTTGGCCTGCATGACCAGGAAGGCTTTCTGCAGGTATTCCTCCAACTTCCTTTCGACCAGCAAGGCGCGGTTGCGGATTCGGGCCGAGGCTTGGCGCAGCAGGGTCTTGCTGTGGGTCCCGGCTCTGACCCCGGGCTCGCCCTTGCCCTGCATGATCGGCTGGATTCCGGCCATGTCGGCATACCAGCCGAGGATGGCCTGGAATTCCTCGAAGGCGCCCTGCGGCAATTGCGGCACCATGTCCTCGATCTTGGAATTCGGATTGTCGTCGGAAATCCACCCGTCCGGGGCATTCAGCTTGCGGATTTTTTCATCCGTGACCCCCATGATCCCCAGCATTTTCTTGGGCGGGCGGGCTTGCTTGCGCCAGATCCGGTTGAAGTCGTTGATGCGTTTGTTGACGAGGTCCTGGAGCGGCAGGATCTGCTGCAGCTCTGAGCGGCCCCAGAAGTAGTTGTGATGCGGCAGGGTCACCAGGTCGGCGAAGGGATGGTGGCCCCTGAGCTCGGTGCCCTGGAGGAACAGGTTCTGGCGCTCGAGCTTGCCCTCGATGATCTGGTCGGGCCAGACCCGTTGAATCGTCGTGTAGTCGTCGCGCTCGCCGTCGACGACCCAGAGTTCGTCGAAGCGGATCAGGCGCTGGCGGAAGCTGGGGGCGACCAATGGCACGGGCGAGCCGATGATCGAGACGATTCCCCCGCTCGGATTCGTCGGGCCCGAGGTGGCGACGGGCTGGATGCCGCCGATGACGATTTGATGGAAGAAGGAGCCTTCCTGGGTCTGCTCGTCGGCGTCCTTGGTCCGCTGCTGGGTGCCGAGTGCCGCCTTCATGATCTGGCGCCCATCGGCCCGGCGCGCCAGCAGGCGCCAGAGTTCGTCGGGGGTGAGGAAGGTGGTGTGGAGAAAGGCTTCCTGCTTGTCGAGCTCGGTGACGGTTTCGTTGAGGACGCCGAAGCTTTCGTTTTGGATCAGCCCGCAGGATAGCCCGCCCGCTGCCCAGCGCAGCTTGAGCGCGCACCAGCCCTTGACCAGCGACCATTCGAGGCAATCGTCGAACGCGGTGTCGAGGTCGCGGTCGGCGATCTCGCGGGTGAGCACGGTGGAAGCCCCTTCCGCCATGGCCATCACCCGATCGTCCTGCGGGTAGTCGTAGACCAGGGTGGCCCTGAGATCGGCGGGGCTGAAGAGCTGGCTCTTGAGCTCGTCGACATGGGCATAGATTTTGTTGTACTGCGCCGGGTCGTTGGATTCCCCGCCGATGCGCCCGGAGAGGAAGACCTGCTGATACCAGGCCGAGGTGGCGACCCGTTGCGAGCGCGAGACCTCGCATTGGTCGATCAAGTCGGCGACCTGGTCATCGAACTTGGTGCCGTTCCTGAGGCGCATTAGTCGCCCCCTTTGGGAATCCCGAGGTCCTGGCGGATGACGCCGGCCCCGAGATCGGGCCGGTTTTTGATCTTGGGCTCGATCTTGTGGCCCATGGCGAGCGCCACCGGGTCATAGCCCAGCCGGCGCGATTCTTGGGCCCAGGCTCTGGCGTTGGGCAGGAAGCTCGCCGTCGATTGCGGGGTGACTCCTCTGGTCCCGCCCCAGAAGGATTCGGCCATTTGCGATTGCTGCGGGGTGAGCGGCACCGCGGCATCGCCCGCGCGCTGGCTATCCCTGAAGTTAGTGAGCCCGAATTCGGTCTCGAAGATCTTCTGGCTGGTGTCGATCGCCTTGCTGTGCGAGCCGGCAATGGCTATGGCCTCGGGGACCCATTCCGATTCCTGCCAGTTGCATTTCGGGCAGGGGGGCGCGGAATCGGAGGATCCCATGCCGAAGACGCGGAAGCGCTGCTCGCAGGAGGGACACTTATAGGTTCTTGTGACCATGCGGACTCGTCCCCTTCGGGGTGACCGGAGCCCGCGACCCGCGCGATCGGGAGCCCCTTAACGGTGGTTGAATTTAGTCCATCGCTTGTGCGCTGTCCTGAGCGACAGATCAGCATCGTTGAGGCGCGTGGCTTCGCGCCACGCGCTCGCGCGATCGCGGGTCTGGAAGAAGGAGGTGCCGAACCAGTCGGTGACGTGGAACGTATCGGCCCGGGCCTCGACCCGGAAGCGGCGGATTTCGCCGCGGTGCGCGCGCCCGTGCCGGGTTGCCATCAGTAGCTTTCCAGCTCGCGGATATAGGCGTCGTAGCGCTCGCCCTCCCGTCTCTTAAAAAAGTCTTGGACGACGTAGGGGACCATGCCTGAGGGGTTGCGCTTGGCCCGTTCTTCCTCTTGGCGTGCGACCGCGGCATAGGTCTGGCCGTCGCTGATGAGCGCGGGTCTAAGCCAGCGCGTATAGGCCTCGATGGCGAGCGCGAGGGCGAAGACGCGATCATCCTTGCCGGCCCCCGCGGCCATGATCTGGGCCCCGTCCTGGACGACTTTTTCCATTTCTCTGAGCGCCGGCCTTGATTGGATGCGCAGGCGGCTCTGGGAGAACTCGTCGCGCAGCTTGTTCAGAATCATCTGCTTGTTGTCGGAGTTCGTCTTCCAGTTATAGACGTAGCCCGAGCCCATGCTGTCGGGTTTGTTATACATGTACCAGCGGGCATTGCTGAGGACTGCTTTCCAGTCGCCCGTCTCGGCCTCGAGGTCGAGCTTGCCCTCGAGCACGAGCTGCTTCAGATGCCGGAATTCCGTCATCACCGTCGCCCCTGGGCCGATGATCTCCAGGTTGATGATGCAGTTGCGATAGGCCCCGGCGAGATGCGCCAGCATCCAGGTCAGCTGGTAGGTTTCGATGTCGGGGGTGGCGAGCTCGGCGACTTGGATGGTGCGGTCGGCGTAGCAGCGCAGGATTTCGATGGTGTGGGAATCCTTGTATTCATTTTGTCCGTAAGCGGGGTCGACACCCACAGCATAGACCCCGGTGGCGAGCGGTTCCTCGAAGATGCGGAGCTCGGCGTCGATGTCGCGCCGGACCTGTTCCAGCGTGGTGGCGCGGAAGTTCTCGCCGACGTGATAGCGGTAGCCCTTGAAGGCGACCTCGCGGTTGACCCGCTTGATCTCGGCCATGATCTTCTTCGGCGGGAAGAAGATCTTGCCGGTGACGACGAAGGCTTGATCGGCGGTCCAGGGAAATTCCTGGTCCATCATGGCGTCCGACGAAATATGGGTCTCGCGATACCAGCGCCACCAGCAGATCTGTTCATCGGAGACGCGCACGCCATAGAGGCGCTTGACGTCGGCCTTCATCTCGCGCTCGAAGTCGGAGAGGGGGTCGGCCATGAACTTGGCGAAGCGGGGATCGGAGCGCCCGACGGCATAGTCCTCCTTGGCCCACCAGCCGATGAAGAAGCGGTGCTTGGTCGGGTCGTCCTCGGCCGTATCCCACATCTCACAGAAGGCGTTCGGCCCGCGCGCGGTCGATTCGAAGATATAGAGCCGATCGGGGTTCATCTGCGCGAGCGAGGCCACCATGCTGTCGATCGCCGCCTGGTCGCCATAGCTCGAGCACTCGGTGGCATGGACGAAGTTCCAGGCCCGGCTGCGGCCGAGCGTGCCTTTCCCCTTTTTGATCCCCGCCACCACATAATCGAGCACGCTGCCGTTACTGAGCACGAGGCTCCCGCGGTTGTGGCTCCGGGTCGAGACCCGCCACGATTTCGGCAGGCTCTGCAGATAGCGGTTCAGAATCACCCGGAACTTGTCGCGGTTGTCCTCGGTATCGGTGATCAGCGCGCCTTGCAGCCCGGGATGGGTGAAGAGCCAGAACAGATCGATCGCCAGGCTCATGGTCGAGATCCCGAGCTGGCGCGCCTTCAGGCAGATGAAGTCGTGGACGTCGTTCGCCAGCCCGGACGAGATCTCGGCCAGGAAGCGCTTCTGACTGTCATAGGGGATGAGCGGCCCGACCCCGGTCTCCTTGCTGTCGATCCGGATCTGGGCCAGGAAGTCGGCGAAGAGATCGGTCCACGCCTGCATCGCTTTCTCTAATACCACCCGGAGAGCCACCACAGGAAGGCGAGCGCCAGCAGAGCCGCCCCCACCAGCACCACGATCTCAGGCGTCATTCAGACTCCGAGGGGGGGAGAAAGTTCAGCAACCCCAGCGCCCGCAACCGGAGCACGAAATTCTCAATCTCCCACTGATTGCGAAACCCTCTTATCAGGAGCTCGATCGACTTCCCCTCGACCTCCGTCGATACCTGAAAACCCCGCAGATGCAGGAAATCACGGCTGCCGCCCAAAGCTTTCCTCCGGATAGCGAAAGCTTCTCAATGTCGCAGCGGAAAAATGGCGCACTCACCC